CAAGCCGAAGCCGTGATCTACGAGCAGAAGTTCACCGGCGCGGCGGCGGACCTGCTGAATCCGAACATCATCGCCCGCGACTTGGGTCTTGCGGACAAGAAGGAGCTTTCCGGCGGCATGGCTATCACGGTCAGCCCAGAGGATGCCAACCTCTGACCGATGGTCGCGCAGCTCACTGCCAAGCAGCGGGAGGCCAACCGCCTGCTCGCGGGACCGGCGCGCAACATCATGCTTCGGGGTGGCTCTCGGTCTGGCAAGACCTTCATTCTGACGAGGGCGATTATCCAGCGGGCGATCAACGCGCCCAACTCCCGCCACGCCATCTTTCGCTTCCGGTTCAACCACGCGAAAACCTCGGTCTGGTCTGACACGCTGCCCAAGGTGCTGGCGCTATGCTTCCCGGCTCTCTCGGTGCGGTTCGACAAGACCGACTTCTACGCCGAACTGCCCAACGGGTCGCAAATCTGGATCGCCGGGCTCGACGACAAGGAGAGGGTCGAGAAGATCCTCGGTCAAGAATACGCAACGCTCTACTTCAACGAAAGCAGCCAAATCCCGTGGGGATCGCTTGAGACGGCAATGTCTCGCCTCGCGCAGAAATGCCCCCTCGCGCCCGAGATAGCAAAGGCCACCGGGCGAACGCACTTGGCGCTCAAGGCTTACTTCGACTGCAACCCACCATCGAAGCTCCACTGGTCCTACAGCCTGTTTCGGGCAAAGGTGAAGCCGGGCACAAAAGAGGCGCTGCCAAACCCGGAAGCTTACGTCGAGATGCGGGTCAACCCGGCGGACAACGCCGAAAACCTTCCTGCGGAATACTTCGATGTCCTGGCCAGCATGTCGGCAGCAAAGCGGCTCCGGTTCGAGGCGGGCGAATGGGCAAGCGAAGTCAGTGGCGCGCTTTGGGCGCTAGAAGACAGAACCGCCCCTGACGGCAAGAACATGCCGGGGATCGACAGCCAGAGGATTGACCCGAGGGACGCCCCGCAGATGCAGCGGATCGTGGTTGCAGTGGACCCATCAGGGACGCGCGGCGATGGTGGTGGCGACGATATTGGGATCGTGGTCGCGGGCCTGGGCGTAGATGGTCGCGGGTATGTGATGGAGGACGGAACCTGCCAAATGTCCCCTGAAGGCTGGGGGCGACGGGCTGTGGACCTCTACCACAGGCACGGGGCTGACAGGATAGTCGGGGAGCGCAACTATGGCGGAGACATGGTGCGATTCACCGTTGCCACCGCAGACCGTCGGGCTGCGTTCAAGGAGGTCACGGCCAGCCGGGGTAAAGTTGTCCGGGCGGAACCTGTTTCAGCCCTCTACGAACAAGGCAAGGTCAGCCACATCGGGAACTTCCCCGACCTGGAAGACCAGATGTGCAACTTCACGCCTTCCGGCTATGTCGGAGAGGCATCGCCCGACAGAGCCGATGCGCTTGTCTGGGCACTCACCGAATTGATGGTCCAGCCGGTCGGCGGGGTCACGACACAGGAACTCGCCCTATGACCGAAGCGGTTGCGCAGCGATCTGCGGCCAGCGCAACCATGCTGGCGGCGGCACAGAAGGGCCGGGCGCTGATGGGCGGCACAACCGCCATGCGTCAGGCCCGCACCACGTATCTGCCGCAGTTCGCCAAGGAATCGCGGCAGGCTTACGACGTGCGCCTTGCTGCGTCTTGGCTGTTCAACGGCTACCGCAAGACGGTCAAGGACATGACCGGGCGGGTGTTTGCCAAGACGGTGGAGATCGAGGACGGCGACGAACGGCTCAAGGAATGGGCCGAGAACATTGACATGCAGGGCCGCGACCTGTCCACCTTCGCGCGGCAAGTATTCGAGGATGGGCTTGCCGGGCCGGGGGTCGGCTACATCATGGTTGATGCACCGCCGCGCAATGGCACGGTGACGCAGGCGCAGGTGCAGGCCGAGAACCTGCGGCCATACATGGTGCATCTGCGGGTGGAGGACGTGCTGGGCTGGCGGGCGGAGACGATTGCGAACGTTACCACCCTCACGCAGATCAGGATTGCCGAGAAGATCACGGAACGCGACCCGTTGGACGAGTTCAGGGAAATCTGTGTCGACCAGATCAGGGTGCTGGACCGAACCGAATCCGGGGTGCAGACGCGGCTCTACCGCAAGAGCGCCAAGGAATCAAAGTGGGCGCTGCAAGGCGAGGCCACGGTCAACCCGGCGGTGAGGGAAATCACTGTCGTTCCGTTCTACGCCAATCGGACGGGGTTCTTCACGGGCGAGCCGATGCTGGACGATCTGGCAGACATCAACATCGCGCATTGGCAGTCGCAGTCGGACCAGCGGAACATCCTGCACTATGCGCGGGTGCCGATCCTTTTCGGCGCGGGGATGGACGCAAAGGCCTCGATCACCATCGGCGCGACCGAGGCCGTCATGGCCACGGATTCGCAAGCCTCGTTGCAATGGGTGGAGCACACCGGGAAGGCCATTGAAGCTGGGCGGCAAGACCTGAAAGACCTCGAATTCCAGATGGAGACATTCGGGCTGCAGCTCCTCACGGCCCGGACAAACGCCCAATCGGCCACGGGCGAGGCGCTGGACGCCAACAAGGAGACCTCGCAGCTATCCATGACGGCAGACGCCCTGCAAGACGCGCTAGAGCAGGCGCTGATCTGGATGGGCATGTATGGCGGCTTTGATGCGGACGTGAGTGTTGCCGTCAACAAGGACTTCGGCGTGTCGTTCATGACCGCCCAGGAAGTGACCGCCCTGCTTTCGGCGGTGAAAGACGGGGCGCTGAGCCGGGAAACGTTCATCAAGGAACTGATCCGGCGCGGTGTTCTGCGCAGCGATCTGGACGCGGACGAAGAAGCCGACCGGATTGCCGAGGACGACATCGCGGGAAGCGATGAGACTGACCCTGCCCTCATGGGCGCAATGGGCGGGATGCCCCTCAACAGCGGGATGCTGAACAATGGAAATCGAACTGCCTGACATCTCGGCCCTGCCCGAGACGCACAAAGCCCTCGTCACCACGGTTGACGGCAAGCACAAGCTGGACCTGTCGAAGTTGATGCCGGTGGAAGACCTGACCGGCCTCAAGACCGCGTTGCAGACTGAGCGGGCCAACGCCGGGGCCTATGCCAAGTTTGGCAAGCCCGACGAGGTGGCCAAGAAGATCGCCGACCTGCAGGCCATCGCGGACAAGGGCGGCAAGGGCAGCGAAGACGCGCAGGCCAAGCTCGATGCGATGAAGGCGGAATATGACGGCAAGCTCGCCGACCGCGATACGCGCCTGACTGCCCTGATGCGCAAGACGGCCAACGCTGAACTGCGGGCTGAACTGGCGAAAGCAGGCGTCATCCCCGAGGGGCTGGATATGCTGTCCACCTTCGCAGCGCAGCGGATCGCGTTCCATGACGACGGGACGCCCAAGATTACCACCGCAGACGGCAGGCCGATGATCGGCACCGGCGCGGATCACGGTGCCACCCTGGCCGATCTGGCGAAGGAGTTGGCAAAAGCATCCCCGTTCCTCGTCAAGGACGCAGGCGCGGGTGGGGGCGGGAAGCCTCCGGGAAGCGGCGGGACGCCCAAGAAGACCATGTCGTCGGCGGACTTCAACGCCCTCTCCCCAAAGGACCGGGCAAAGTCCATGGCCGAAGGAACCATTCTCACCGACTGACCCGGGCCTGAGCCGGGCGGTCACCACCCAAGTTAGGAGGCCATCATGGCTAACACTCTGACGGCGCTTGCGCCCGTTCTCTACAGCGCCGCACAGGTTGTGTCGGCTGAACCCTTTGGTGTCATCGACTCCATCGACGCTCGCTTCGATGACAAGCGGGTGGCCGCCGGTGACACCGTGAAGGTGCCTGTCGCGCCGATGCGCAGCGTTTCGGCCTTCACCCCGTCGATGACTCCGACCGCTGGCGATGACGCTATCGCATCGGCAGTCACCATCGGCCCTCTGACCTTTGACAAGGTGTCATGGAACCTCACCGGCGAACAGGAACTCTCGCTGGCCAATGGCGGCAACGATCTGGAGTGGGTGCGGCAAATGCTGGCCCAAGGGATGAGGGCGCTGCGCAACAAGGCGGAAATCGCGGCGGCGGTTGCCATCAAGCAAGGTGCGTCCCGCGCTGTTGGAACGGCTGGCACCACGCCTTTCGCGACGACCCTTGACGTTCTGGCCGAAGCCCGAAAAGTCCTTCAGGACAACGGAGCGCCACTGGCCGACCTTCAGTTCGCCATGGACACGGCAGCATCGCTGAACCTGCGCAAACTGGGTATCTTCCAGCAGGCATATGCGGCGGGTTCTGACCAAGAGCGCCGCACCGGCCAGATTCTGCCGCAGTTCGGCTTCCGCATCAGTGAAAGCGCAGGCGTCGGGCTTCACACCAAGGGCACGGGCGCGTCCTACGTCACTTCGGGCGCGACCGCTGCTGGCGTGACGGACATCGCGCTTGTGACCGGCACCGGCACCGTTCTCTCCGGCGACGTTGTGACGTTCGCCGCCGATACGGCGAACAAGTATGTCGTCGGGACCGGCGTTGCCGCCCCTGGCACCATCTCGCTGAACCGCCCCGGAGCGCGCGTGACCATTGCGACGGCGAATGCCATGACCATCGGCAACAACTACACCGCGAACCTCGCATTCGAGCGGTCGGCTGTTGTCGGCGTGATGCGCGCTCCGATGATCCCGGTCAACCCGACGATCAGCCAGATGGCTATCAGCGACGAACGCGGCATGACCTATCTGCTGCTGGACATCGCCGGTTACGGGATGCGGACTTGGGAGCTGCACCTTGCCCACGCTTTCAAGGCAGTGCAGCCGGAACACATCGCCCTGGTCATGGGCTGATCAACCTGAGGGGGCGGCTTCGGTCGCCCCTTCTTCGCAAGAGGTATTCACATGGCCCTGATCACCACGCCCGGCGACCTGACGGCCAACAGCTACGCCTCGCTCGCGGAGGCCGCCGCCTATCACGCGGCGCGCGGAAACACGACGTGGACCGGGGCCGACGCGCTGAAAGAGGCCGCGCTGATCCGGGCAACGCAATGGCTGGATGGGCGCTACGGCGACCAGTGGCCGGGCGTTCGGCGGTATCTTCGGGCGCAGGCGCTGGACTGGCCCCGCGCCGATGCCTACGACCGGGACGGCACCTATGTCGACCTTGAGACGATCCCGCCGGAAGTGGTGCAGGCTACCTGTGAAGCGGCATTGCGGGAGCTGGTGGCACCGGGAAGCCTTTCGCCGGATGTGACGCCGGGAACCGCCAAGGTGCTGACCGAGGTCAAGGGCATCAAGTGGACCCCGCTGCGGGCCGCTGCCAGCGCGAACGATATGACGCT